TCCTCCCTCATAGCCTTAGTTTCAGTCGCCAAGATATGTACACTCTCAGTCAACCGGTCAAGGCTATCCAGTCGATGGTGAGCTGATTTAGTCGATTGCTCAACCACGGTCAGCCTTTCCCACAACTCCTTGTCATCTGCTTCCATAAATTAACCCTCCATCATTTGCATTAATTCTTTGTATTCATCATCGGTAATACGTTCTGCGAGAAGAAACACGTCAAGTTTATCCTTCATCGAATTCTTATCATATCTACCACTTGCAATTATTTTTTTACAATATCCATATGTCATTGCTATTTCCTCCTCTTTATAATCCTAATTCCATCTTAGACATTCTGTAGTCCATATCAAGATTAAATTCATCCTGTGCTTGTGGCAACGATGCCTCATAAGCCTCTTTACTGCCATAGTTATAAATCTCCTCAATCTCTTTAATCGGATTATCGCTTTGAAGTGGCAATCCTTCCATCCACTCATAGTCGGATGTATCTATAACTTCCTCCGAGATTAACTCTAATAGTTGATGTTTAGCAATATGTTGTTCTTTCATATCTTTCAAGCCTTCATCATTCAAAAACATCGTTACATCTTCATATGTCTGTTTTTCTACACTATCGTAGTATCTCACTACAATTTTATACTTGTTTAGATGTAATACACCGTCTAAATCATAGAAATTATTAATATCAAACATTCAAATCACCCCCTAATTCGCCGCAACATTATTAGCCATAGTAACCGTACCTGTTGATGTACTTGACTTTGACAGTGAACCCTTGTACATATTACCTGTTACAATAGCATTTTTTGAACCTAAATATAAACTCCAACTACCAACAAAGAAATTACCGGTAATAGAGCAACAAACTTCATTGTATAAATAATAAGAGTAAGACGAGCTAACAGAACCGTAAGTATCTGCCCTGCCGAATGAATTACATGTTATCACTCCAAATCGCATATACACATATGAACCGGTTGAATGAACTCTGTTATTTGCAAATATATTTCTTAACGTCTGTGAACTGCTTGTGGCGTAATGAGAGATTTTACTACTCTTGTCCGCCAACGTAATTTCACTTTCGGTTATACTTATTTCCGTACTCGCAATAATTGATGTATTTCCCGAACATTTAAAAGTGCAATGGCTCATTATATTAGGATATGTACCCCTTGTAGCATTTGATTGTGTTTGATATATAAAATTCAATTCCAAACTGTCACCACTTGGTATATTGTTTGAATTTGCCCCGTTCTTAAGTTGTATATTACAGTTGTGTATATCAACTCCATAGCAATCGATACCTGTTATACATGGCGTCCAACCGGATACTGTTATGAAAGTAAACGAACCACCATTCATTCTTACAACACCATTATCTGAATTTCGAGCTACGATAAATGTGAAACTATCGCCCGAATAACCTGCCGTTCTAAGACTTATATTGCAATCACAAAAAGAAGCTCCTGAACATTTAATTTCCGTTGATGCAACCTGAGCAAAATGAAAGTTGATATTTTTAAATACAAAACTTATATCAGTTGCATCTATAAGACTATGATTACTGTCTGCTGTCTTTACAAAAGTTACTGCATTTTCACTCTCACCCTCTAAAGTTATATAAATATCGTTTGAAACCCAAGAGGTATTATCTGCGTATATATTACCATTCACCTTATATACTCCAGCTTTAAAAAATACCTTTACACCAAAGTCAGGATAGGCTACACTTGTATAACTGCTATCATTTGTGCTCAAACGTCTATATGCTTCCTGTATTGCTGCCGTTATCATAGATACATCATTAGAACCGTCACATCTATAATCGCAATATCCCGAAGAATAAGTTGTACCTACAATTACTGTTGCAGATTGAGCACCTGAAACAAAACACATATTTGATGAAACCGCCACCCAGTAAGTACCGTCATAAATAAGCTCTACAATTTCTCCTGCCGACCACGAATTATAGCTATTAACACTTACATATGTACCATTCGTTTGTACTAATTTTATTTCTTTTGCTCCTGTACTACTTACGTTGAGTATAGGTGTTGTACTTGTTTTATTTGAAAATTTTACAGAAACTCTTGTGCCTGTAACTAATTTAAAATTTGTTATAGAAACAGTTTTTGCACGCGTTCCTGATGATGAGCTACATACTGCATAAGGTGGTTGTTGCCATACAGGAGCACCACTACCATTACTAATCAAGCTATATCCTGCCGTTCCTACACTCGTCGGTGCGTACCACGCAAAACTTGCAGAAGCCCCACCATTATAGGTTGTCCCTGAACTATTCATTGTGAGTGTTAAATAATAAGGATTTTGCATTGATGTCGGTTTGTTTGACAGGTCAGTATATGAACCTGTAAACGCTACCGTTTTTAAATCAGCAAAAAATTTCTTTATTTTTCCGAACAATGTGCTTAGCGTTTCACCGCTTACTATATTCGACCGTGTACCCGATTCAGCAAAAGTCGGCTGTTGGTCGTTTGTCGCTACATTTGGTACATTATCCAATCCCACTTGTGATTTTGTAACACTATGCGGATTAGATTTACTACCAATATGACTGATTAAATCCGCTATCGCTTTCATTATTTTCCCGAACGAAACCGATATTTTTTCACCGCTTACAATATTACTCAATGTTGAATTTTGCGAATATGTAGGTGTTTGATTATTGGTTGTTACGTTTGGAACTTGATCTAAACCAACATCAGCTTTGGTTATTTTAACATCACCGGTTCTATCCTGAACTGATGTAACTTTATTGACTTCTGCTCCTCGTTCAATCCCATTCAATTTGTCTTTTTCTTGTTGTGTAAAATCTTGCGAAGATAATCCCTTACCATCCACTTTATCAACTTTGTTATTCACACTTTCGTCCAAAGTATCAAAATTAGAATTAATAACATCAATATCAGGAATATCTGTTGCTTCAGGTTTTTTTAATTTTAAAAATTCCGTAAGTTTCATGATTTTATTTATCCTTTCATATAATCATATTCAAGCAAGTCGCCCCACGTCTGACATTTGTTTTTAACATCTTCCCAAGTATCTATATGCTCTTTTACCTCTCCCCAAGTAAGTAAACGAAGAACACATTCTACAACAATATAAGCCGGCTTGACATCATCAATCGCATTTATCATTTCATCGTAATGCTCTGGAGTACCTATGCAATTTTCAAAGTAAAGTTTTATAGTTCGTTCTTTAAACTTCTCTATAATTTTTACTCCTGTTGGTTCATAGGATTCAACCAATTCTTTTAATCTTTCAACTGTTAAAATCCCATTACCACGAATTCTATTCAACACATTGGCACGTCTTATTTCCAAATCAATAGACGGATCAGGTTCTATTCCTACATCTTTTTCGCATTGCGATATATCTACAGCTTGTGTAGCAAACATATTTTTTACAAACGTTTTCCATTCATCATCGCTCAACTCAAACATAGCTTCAATGACCGTATATAATTCTTGCACAAATACTGATTTTCGGTAATATCCGGGTAAACTATTAATTAATTTCATATAATAGACACTCCCTTAAGCACAGGAACATAACCAACGGGTATTTCTACATTACCGGCTGAACCATTAATTTTTATATTTGTACAATCTTCAACTCCTGCAATCTTCAACACCTCGCTGCCTATTCTGATTTGTGATATATAGCTTTTTTCTATTGCCATTTCCGAGAAATATGATTTTATTGCCGTTTCGATATTTTTTATCATTGTATCTTCATCTATACCGTCATACGCATATTTAATTCCCAACGATAAACTTACATCCAATGCAGTAGCACTTACAACGGTCAATTCCGCCTCAGCGACAGTCCGTTTACTATCAATATATTTATATACTATATCAATCAAATTACTGTCTGCTGGCTGATTGTCGACATTGGTAATAACAACCTTAACAGTACCCGGTCCGTCCCATGTAGGTATGCATTTTGCATCACCAACACCTGCAGACGCTTCCTTTGCCCACGCTTCATACTGATACTTGTTTCCGCTTGTAATCGGATTGGACACTTTCTCAAAATATCTGTCACGCAAATCATCATCAGTTTCGGCATCATATCCGCCTGTAAAATCATTTATATTTGTAACACGTGTCAAATCCGGCAAAGTAACAGGAAATCTATTGATTGCACCTGTTTCAACATTTCCACGTGTACCTGCCATAATACACGTTGCAGATACATCAATATATCCTACTTCAGGTATTACTGCAGGTGCGTCAACTGCAAATAAAACATTATCCGCCGCAACCTTTGCTCCCTGTCTTACAATAGCACCACGACTTCCGAAAATTCGTACTGTTCCTTTTGCATATGTAGCCTGATTACGGGTTATATTTTGTTCTTCTGTTTTCCAGTCCAAATATGTACCTGTTGCAGTTTTCGCAAATGTATCATATTCAATTTGCTCTGCATGCTGACTTCGCAAATCAAATTGTTCTGCCACAGGATACAAAATATCACGAATAAACGAACCAACACTTGTATCATATTGAGATGGAATATTAGATAGCATATATTCTAATCGTTCATCCAACGTCATACTTAATATCCTCCTCTCCGTACACAGTTGAAAGATGTATATTAATACTCAATATATCATGTTTTCTGTCAACTTCAAAACCTGTCACCGCATTTATATCCTCATGTGATTCCAATGCCTCTGTTATTTCACGTTTCAACTCTGATTCTGTAAATCCGATTCCATACGTTTTGCCAATCACCAAATCATCAATACTGCCGTCATAATCCGTGTTTTGATACATTTTATATCTTCCCATTGACATAGTATGTAGCCTCTTGATAATCCACATTTTTAATGCCTCTTTGTCTTCTAAAACAACAGGTCTTCCTTTATCATCAAGTACAAAATCACCCTTATCAAAATCAAATTTCATACTACTTTTCATTCAAAAATCACTCCTATTGCTATGAATTTCTGATAGTCCGAAATAGGCAGCAATACAACACGTTTGTTGAGGTTCACAAATTCAATACGTTCCTCATATGTCTTTGTTTCAGCAATATTAAATATTGATATTACTTTTTCCTCGTTCAGCTGTATTTTTTCATTAATCTGTATTTTCAGTTCCGGCAGAGAAATTATTTTACCGATAACCGGACCATATTGTTTATTATTGTTTCGTTCATTAAACAATTTCGCAAATTCAGTATAAGCATTCATAGTTTCTCCACATCCATTTTCACATAATGAAATCCGCTTTTAATCTGATGTTGTGTATTACTAATCAGATATTTCGTGCCATCTATTTCTATAACAGATCCGGCACGAGTATAGCTGTTCATTTCTTCTATTATTTCAAACGACATTTTTTCTTCTAATTTGCATAATTCATCAAGTTTTGCTTGTCCGACAGTATCTGCATTTTCTTTTTCTTCATCAATGCTCACTATCTCTTGGATAAAACCATATTTATCAATGGCATCACGATTTTGTTTTACCACTAATTCCTTATAGATATTGTTATTGGTACTGACAACCTTTACAGATGTTACTGTATTCTCAAGTGTTTTTGAATGATTGAGATTCCCCATAAAATCAACGGCTTTACCTTTCTGAACATTACTTGCAACCTGAAGCATTGGTGTTGCAACTATATCGCCTATTTTATAAATCCTTCATGCGTAAAATCAAAATTATAATCATTTCCACATTGACCTATAATTTTTTTGATAATATCGCTCACTGTTTCACTGAAAAAAATATAATCCACAATGGTTGTCAAATCAGGTATTGTATCTATCGGAATTGATAAATCACTACATAATTCTTTGATTGCCTGCAGAGCAGAAATCTTATTAAACTGATATGTTTGTTTTGTTTTATTCAAATACCACCCTAAATCAGCCGCAGTGTATTTATTAACGTATTTATCGCCGTCATCAATGGATAAAATCACACCAGTAAATACCTCTGTATCAATCACCATACGAACTATTTCGCCCACTTCAGGAACATACATCAAGTCCTTTAGATACTGTGCATCTGTTTTGGCTATATTGAATGACATCGTTGTTGCAAGTTCATCTACACTGTTTTTCCAAGATAGATCACCCAACATTCGTGTTACATCAAAATCATTTATATAGATACATAAATCGCCTTTAGCTTTAATAGGCATTAAAGAATTCAGTATTTTATGAATATTCTCCGGATGTCTATTGTTCCATATAACCTGTTTTTCTGTATTTTCGTATGCGTTTTCGCTATAATAATAGCTTTCTGTTCCATTTGCATATTCAGGATACTCAAAGTAGTTGCCGAGGTTTACAACTTTCAAAACAGTTCCATCGCTTTTAGGATTGTCGTGATTTTTCCAATTAGTAACCCATTCGACAATACACTGTCCGTTATCATGCCCCCATTTGTTTGCCGGGTTATGATCCCATGCCGTATATTTCTGTGATTTTTCATCAGCAAGAATACCGTGAATAATACGTCCGTTAGACATATATACGTCAACATAATCGCCAATCTTTCCAAACGTAGATGTCATTGCCAATGTATAACGATTGCCCACTTTTCCATAACCGTCACTGTCATATTTCTTTCCGGCTGTCTTTATAAGTTTCCCCTGCTCAGTATCCATATTGGTTACGGTGTCCCAATTCATATATGTATAATACTTACCCAATCCGTCAGGAACGTTTATGACTGTTTCTCTCTGTGGTGGCAACGTTTGAGCCGTTGAGCCTGTTACAGTATTACCGATAGACCCCTTACCGTCCTTTGAAATAACAAAAAAACCGTCTTTACCGTTACTGCCAACGCAACAGTTTGCTATATATGATGAAGTCCATTTTTTTGACTTACTCATATTATAGTGATTGCCGTTCGGATCATTTACAGATATATTACCGTTATTATCAATACCACATAAAACAACATAATGACCATGTTCTGTGAAGTCACACGGTCCTTGTGGATTGGCAACAACCGGAATACCATTTTTCAATGATTCTACTACCGTGTTAATGTTTCTGGTCTGCTGTACTGTAAGATTGTACGGTGAATTTTGCAACGCTGAAAAACAGGTCGGACCTTCTGTTGTTCGGTAACCGCCTAAGGCATTAACAAATACTTTTGCAGTATTTTCAGGTGTTACATCAAATCCATATGATTTTACTATCATAGCCGCCGCAGTAGGTCCGCAGCCTGATGTTCCAATATTACCGCCACCATACCTTATACCATTCCACCTATCATCATTCTGTGAAAAGTAAGGAAATCCATTTACCGTACCGTCATACTGCATTAAAATACACCTGCCCTATGCATCCATGTAATATGTTTTAAATCTTCATATGTCAGTCCCCAACCGTTATCTTTATCACCGACAAGTACATTTGCGTCTACCGCCGCCTGAACTGATTCTCTTGCCCATTCCGGCATATTTTCATCTATATAATTATAGATAAACGGATCATTCAATTCTTTAATTACTGATATTAAATATTCAACTTGTTCCTGAAGTGCTTTCAATGCCTCCATGTCTATTTCCTCCTCTTTTTCTGCATGTAAAACACTGCAGTTTAAAAGATTAAATTCTTTTAATTGTAACTTATACCACAAGTCACCGTCAGTTTTTATGGTATATTCAAAATCGTTAATAGCTACCGCCATATTTATCGGTGTATCACTAATAACCACTCGTACAGGCAACTTTTTGTCTATCCAATCATCAATCTTATCAACATATTCCCAACCCCACATATCACGATTATGCAGATATGAATAATCGTGTCCTTTAATCGGGAAAAAAGCTTCGATTGTCAATCCCTTAAGCTTAGGTTGACCTATAAGCTGCAGTTCTCCTTGTGATACTGTTTCAAAAACATTACCGCCTTGCGGTTTAGATATTGTAAACGAAGAAGGAGTGACGGGAAGTACCATCACATCCTCACGGTTATTAACGCTTAATGTTATGTCCATATCCATCACTCCTACATATTTGCTATTGCAAGTTTCAACTTTGGTACAAGTTCATTAACAATTTCATCAACTGATTTTCCGTCAGCATACACATTTATCTCAATTTTTTCTATGGTTTTTGATATTGTGTTTTCGTCATTTGATTTAATCTTGTTCGCAAAGTTGCCGATATTGTCCCATAATTGCGAAAGCGGAATAATTGCTTCTGCTCCTCTTTCACCGCCAACCATTGTATTATTACCGTTCAGTCCGAATGCTGTCGGTCTGGTCATAATACCACCGTTTGCGTACCACTGTATACCGAGTTTCGGTATCGGTGTACTGACACCGGCAATACTGATTGTTCCGGTCTTAACAATGTGCGGTGTTTTAATTATGCTCTTGATACCATTCCAAACATTGCGTATTGTATCCTTTATAGAATTAAATACGTTTGATACTGTACCTTTAACCGAATTAAACACGTTACTGAATGTATCTTTAATACTTTGGATAATAGTTTTTACTCCACCAATTGCATTTGAAACAACAGTCTTGATATTATCAAATGCCAATGTAGCTGTTGAAGTAATAACATTCCATACATTCTGAACGATTTGTTGAACTCCGCTAAATACAGTATAAAAGCCATCTTTGATAGTCTGAATACTATTTTTTATAGTTTCAGTGTTTAATGTAAATATGCCTACAATAAATTGAAAAACTCCGACAATCGTATTCTTAACACCTTCAAATACTGTAGTAATGCCACCCCATACACCTTGTACTGCATTCTGAACACTCACAAAAAACTCTTGAAAGTTTTGCTTTATTCCAAGTATTATTTTCATTATTGTGCCACGAATAATGATAATTGTATTTGAAATATGTGTTTTGATACCGTCAACCACTGTTGATATAATTGTCTTAACGCCTTCAAAAATAGGTGTTACGGCATTTGTTATGGAAGCTAATTTTGCCTGTACACTTTCTTTGATCCCTTCAAATTTTTCAGCCACAGTTTCCTTTAATGATGAAAACTTCCCGGAAATACTTTCTTTTATATTACCGACTGCATCTCCGGCAGCGTTAAGTTTTTCGCCTATAGCCTCTTTAATTCCACTGAATTTTTCAGCTATTGCATTTTTTACAGAACTAAAAGTATTGACCACTTTATCAACAATAGGTTTCAATGCACCCTCATTGTATGATTTTTTTACAAATTCCATTGCATTACCGAATGCGTTTGAAAATGCGTCTTTAACTGCTGATAATTTTCCCTTTACAGCATTCGCCATAGGTGCCAGTTTTGTCTTAACACTATCTACGACCTGCCCAAGCTTACCGCCGGTCATCTGATTAATTGCATCATATCCTGTTTTATAATATTCCTTAACGCCTGTCATAACAGCAGACACTGCACCTTTTAGTCCACCGCCATGCTCGTCATATGCCGACTTGATATTATTTAACTTTTCTGATACTACATTTTTTATTCCGCCCCATACTGCAGTTGCTTTTTCCTTTACGCTATTCCACACATTTGAAATAGTATTCTTTATACCACTAAATACATTTTTAATACCATTCCACAATGCAAGTGCTTTTTCCTTGACAACATCCCAATTTTTATATAATGCTACACCAATCGCAATCAACGCACCTATTGCAACAACTACCACTCCAATAGGATTAGCCGTCATTGCTGCATTTAATGCCCACTGCGCTGCAGTCGCTACTCCGTATCCTGCCGACAATGCCCAGTGTGCCGCCGTGTATGCAGCCATAACAGCACCACTTGAAACTGTAATTGCTTTTTTCAATCCCATTACAATAACCTCAGCCTTTTCAACAGCAGTACACGTTATCACTATTGCTTTATACAACGTCACAGCTCCAACAATTCCAGCAATCACAGGTGAAAATGTCTTTAACACTGAAATTACACCGGCTGCCGAATTCATAGCAAATGAAAGTGCATTACATAATGTTGGGATAGTTACATTTGCCAGTGTTTGAATTAAATTTGTTCCTTCGCCACTAAATGCATTAACTATACTTCCCTTAACATTATCAAATGCTGATTTCAGAGATTCAATCGCAGGTCCATTATTTTCAATCGCAGTTTTCACCGCATTGAACACTGTACTTGCAATCCCTGAAATAGTCTGAATTGCCGAAAATAATCCGTTTCCTATAGCAACTGTAAGAGTTGTTACATACGGAGTTACTGCACCTAATCCATCTGACATTGATTGCAAAACACCTTTAAATTGAGATGAACCAAGTGCATCAAAAATTGCAATTTTTACACCTTCAAACTGTGACTTCAAAAGTGTAAGTTTACCACTTACTGTATCATTCATAGTATCTGCCATACTTTGTGCCGCACCAGATGAATTATTAATTGCATCAGACAATGAGGCAAAATCATCAGGTGATGAATTAACAAGAGATAGGAAACCTGATAACGCATTCTTACCTGCAATCATTGTTGCATATTGACCTTTTTCTGCGTCTGTCAAACCTGCAAACTTATTTTGCATTTCAGGAATAAGTTGTGATAAAGGTTT